TGGACGCAGATCCTGACAGTATGCATCGCGTGTTCTACGTTGCGGTCACCCGCACAAAGAAGAACCTGTTCACTGTCTTGCCAGAAAACTTTTACCGGAGTTATCAGCTTTGAGTGACGAATACTTTGAAGTGATGAACGGCAACCAAAAAGAAAAGGTCTTTTACAAAGACATTCCAAACGGCACGGCAGGCATGTTACCGGATATGGTCAACTCGCCGCCGCATTACGCCGACTCCGAGATCGAATGTATTGATGCGATGGTGGCTGCCTTCGGGCGCGACGCCGTCAACACTTACTGCCGCCTTGCAGCGTTCAAATACAATTGGCGTGCAGGCAAGAAGTTTGATGCAGAAGAAGATCTAAAAAAAGCAGTCTGGTATCTGCGCTTCACTTATGAAGATCCCCGGAGTGACTGATGCAAAAAGAAACACGCTTGCAGTTTCCGCTGTTTACCCCGAACGCGGAATGGACGGCACCGTTTGAACTGAAAGACCTGACGGGTGCGAAAGAGATCGCCATAGACCTGGAGACACGCGATCCACATTTGAAAGAGTACGGCCCCGGATGGCCCCGCAAAGACGGTGACGTCGTCGGCGTCGCCGTCGCAACTGAGGGTTGGGAAGCTTACTATCCCATTGCCCACCTGGGCGGTGGCAACCTAGACAAGAACGTCGTGCTGCGTTGGCTCAAGAAGCAGTTATCCACAGGTTGTCCCAAGATTATGCACAACGCCCCGTACGACCTGGGCTGGCTCAAAGCTTTGGACATCCCGGTCAACGGCCCCATCATCGACACCATGATTATGGCGGCGCTACTGGACGAGAATCGTTACAGCTACAGTCTCAACGCGCTGTCCTACGATTATTTGGGCGAAGCCAAGTCGGAAAAGCTCCTGACCCAGGCAGCGGTAGACTTTGGCGTCGATCCAAAAGCCGAGCTCTGGAAGCTGCCAAGCCAGTTTGTCGGGCCGTACGCCGAAATGGACGCTCGGTTAGCCTTTGATTTGTATAAGTTTTTTAAGCTAGAGATCGCCAAGCAAGACCTCAACACGGTCTGGGATCTTGAAACTAGGCTTACGCCGTGCCTGATTGACATGACCTTCCGGGGTATCCGGGTGGACATGGATCGTTGCGAGCGTACAAAGCAAGCGTTGATCAAGCGCGAGAAAGCCGTGCTGAAGAAGATTGAAGCCCAGGCCGGGGGTGAAGTAGAGATCTGGGCCGCAGCGTCACTTGCAAAGGCGTTTGACAAGCTCGACATCAAATACCCACGTACAGCGACTGGGCAGCCGTCGTTCACCAAGTCATTTTTGAGTGACAACCCGCATGAGTTTGCAAAAATGGTCGTCGAGGCCCGCAACCTCAACAAGGTACAAGGCACGTTTGTGTCGTCAATTATGCGTTACGTGTCAAAAGAGGGCCGCATACACGGCCACATCAACCAGTTGCGCAGTGATGATGGCGGCACCGTCAGCGGTCGTTTGTCTATGTCCAACCCCAATCTGCAACAGATCCCGGCTCGCGACCCAGAACTAGGGCCAATGATCCGCAGTCTATTCTTGCCAGAAGAAGATGAGCAGTGGGCTGCAATCGACTTTTCGCAACAAGAACCGCGTATCTTGGTTCATTACGCGCAGATTTTCGGACAATGGAAAAGCCGCCCGCTCGGTGGGGCTCAAGACTTTGTGGACGCCTACAACGACGATCCTGACACAGACTTTCACTCTATGGTGGCTGAGATGGCTCAAATACCGCGTAAGCAGGCCAAAACGATCAACCTTGGTATGATGTACGGCATGGGAGTAAATAAGCTCGCAGACCAGCTAGACGTCGACGTCGACACTGCTAAAGAAATTACAAAGCAGTACCACAACCGGGTGCCGTTCGTTAAAGAGTTGATGAATGGCGTGTCTCGCGCCGTGGACCAAAAAGACGACGGTTCGATTCGCAGTTTGAAAGGCCGCAAGTGCCGCTTCGATATGTTTGAACCGCTGGGCTACGAACTGAAGAAAGCACTGCCTAAAAAAGAAGCACGCGCCGAATACGGCGACACAACGCCACTGCGGCGTGCATTCACCTACAAAGCTTTGAATCGTTTGATACAAGCGTCTGCTGCCGACATGACCAAGCAAGCGATGGTCGATCTATATGAAGCGGGTGAGCGTCCGCTGCTCCAGGTTCACGACGAACTGGGGTGCAGTGTGCGCGATCTAGAGCACGCAAAAAAGATCCGAGAGGTCATGGAAAGCGCGATCAAGTTGCAAGTGCCGAACAAGTGCGACATTGATCTTGGGCCTAGCTGGGGTGAAGCAGTAGAGGTATAACCCGTCTTCGGCCACACGGACGGGGCGTGCTGCTAGAAATGCAACTATCTTAATGCATCCTGACCTTTTCTACCTTCGGCCACGCGGGTAGAACGCGATCCGAACGGCTCTCTGACCCGACCAGGCAGGAGCCGCTGGCCTAAACCGTAACGCAGCGACAGACCAAATGCGGCCCAAACTGCCTACACAACTTTATGACTTTGAAACCATTCAAAGACTTTGGACAATGAACAGCGTCCGGCCCCTGATGATCTCTGTAATTTCGGATAGTCCCGTCGCTTACGCAGCCGGACAAAATAAGTAAAACCCCGCCTAAAAGCCACACGGACGGGGCAACGTGCTGGAGGGCTGTGATGTTACCCTGGCTTGAGATGAAACGGGTGTTAGCGCCCGTCAATCAAGTACACCTAATTCTCTTGCTTCTTGCAAGCGGTCTTCTTGCCACTCTTTGAAAATTTTCCGTAGTTGACCACTGATACTGCGGTCTTCTTCAAATGCGATCTTTTTGATGTCTCGGTAAACCTCAACAGGCACCAAAACCGATTTCCATTTGGTTGTATCCATGCGTTTTTATCTTGTTATATAAGACTGTATGTCAAATTATGTCGTTCTTTTCGACTTTATGCAACTGTTGGGGCCACCCGGCACTCGGATCACGGATCTCAAACGCGTAGAAGTCTTCGCCCAAGTGTTTTCGCGCCTCAGACACCGCAATCTCAACCGCTTCTTGTGTCGTTTCTGCCTCGCACGCAAAAAACTTCCGAGTCGTCACCAGTATTTCCAGATCGTATCGTTTCGTCATAGACCTTCGCCGTTCAGATATTTGTTATGGCTTTGCATCGCAATCGCGTCCATCGGCATTGAGCGCATACTCAAGCCGATTAGTCGATTGTGCTCAAACTTTGTCTCCATAGCGTCGTTTATCTGTTCAATCGTCAAGCCCTGATAAACCTCGGTTTGGTACATACCTGTGGGCTCGCGATAAGTGACGACCATTTCCCAATTTCGTTTGTCGTTCATATCACTTCTACTCCAATCATCAAAAACAAACCAATCACCAGGCAATCTTGCCCGAAACGATCCCAGGCCCTACGAGCACTGGTCACAATGCAGTCTTTTGCCGTCTTCATCTTCGACCTCGTAAAGTGGTTCACCACAATCGTCACACAAAACTTCATCGTCGTCATAGGGGTTATCGAAAGCCCAATCTGGTCGTTCAATCATTTTTTTCTTTGCTCTTCCAATTACGACGCTGCACATTCTGAGTGATGTACTGTCGATGCTTCGTTGTACCAAACCAGTTTCCAGCTTTGATCAAACGTATAATCACAGTTTCGTAAGTACATTTGCCACCCGCCCCAACAATCCGTAAACCAAGGTTGCGGATTTCCCGAATGTTTTTGCCATCCAAGAACGCCGACCACTCTTGGTCGTATACCATGTAGCCGTGTGATTTTTTCGGCGGCGGTTTCTTTTGCAAATCGACTTGCCCGTTGTTGATGAATCGCAGCACGACCGAGTAGCAGAGGCTTTCCCAATCGTCAATGGTATATGACGCAAAGCGACTCAAATCGAAGAACGTTTGATCCAGTTCTTCGACCGGGGTGTCTTCAACATATTCCGCGATCTGTTCTTCTTCGGACGGCTCCGGCTCCGGGGCCTTTTCAGGCTGAATCGGGACGACCGTCCGCTTGGACTTTTTTGGCTGCGGCCCTTCTTCGTAGACCATGACGTCCATCGCCTCGCGCCCGTCTAAAAAGACAAGGCGCTTTACTTTCACGTCAGCCACTTCAGCACCTTCATGGTATTTCCAGCGGTGCTGTTGGTTGAGTTCTTTAATTTCCGCATTGAAGACCTGGTCATTGCCAAGGTTACCCATCCAGATCGCCTGGATAATGTGTCCACGCATCTGCCTTTCTTCGATCTCAAGGATTTCCCAGAACCGTTCGATGTCATCCGGCTCTGTTTTTCTTTGCAAAAACTCAAAAATCATACCTTCGCGTAAGTGATGAAATTTCATCCGACTTCCCCCCGTAAAGCAAATTGCACTTGGACTTCGACCTCTTCGTCAGGAAACTGGCCGACACCGTTGTAGAATTCTTGTATCTGACCCGCCAACCAAATCGCGTGGTTCATCTTTTCAAGGTATTCAGCTTTCTGCCGACGACGAAACTGATCATGGTCCTCTGTCAAGAAGTCCTGCTCTCCAAGCATTTGTGTGTCGGTTTCAATCTCGGGATGGTGCCAGTGCTGGCCGTGCTCGTCTTCTTTGACCATCTCCCAGTGTGGCGAGACTTCATACTTATACCGCCCGTGCTCGTCCTTCTCTTCAAGACGGTAAGTCTCCGGCAGCTTCGTGTTCCAGCGCATACCGCCGGTTAGGTCTGGCACCGGGATCGTACAGACCCTGCACTTCGGCATACGGTCATAGTTGTGGTCATACCCCGTCGTGTAGACGGTGATGTAGGCGTCACTGCCCGTCATCCAATGCGCGTTGTCCGGATGTACCGTTTGGTACTTGTCTGCGTGGTCCGGGTCTTGCATTTCAATGTTTTCTAACTGCTCGCGCTGACGCACAAATTTCGACCGCAAGCTTTCTTTATCAAGGCGTTGGCTCTCAATCGTCCTGTCTTTGCAATCGATTAGCTTTTTCTGGTTAGCGACTTTCGCTTCCAGCTTCTCAATTTTGCTGACCAGTTCAGCTTTGGTTGGTGTTTTCATCACGTTCTCCGAGTAAAAAATTACACAGGGCCTGACCTTTAGCCAAGCCCACCTCTGTCTGGGATAAGCCCAAGGTTGCAGCGTTGTCTGCCCCGCATACGCGACGCAAGAACCGTAACCTGTGCTTTTCCGCAGACGACCTCTTCGGCTTGCTCTGGAGTCGCAACAACTCCGTGTGCAAGTCGATAGATTCTTCAAACTTCATCTCTTTGTTACCATTCAACTATTTGAATTTTGTAATACTTATCGAGTGCTAGTTCGCGAACTTGCGACTGACATTCGTCAAAAGACCCTTCAATGTCAGACTCAAACCACTCTCCATACATATCGTCGCGATCTTTCAAATTGACGACGTAATGGCCGCCGTTTTGTCGAGCGTCTGCTCGCTGTTCTTCGTTCATTGTTCCGCTCCCACATTTTTGACCGCGACCTCAACTTCACGCAGCTTGCGCTTCAAAGCGCGGACTTCTTTGATCAGTTCGTCGAGCACGGCCCGCGAGCCTTGGATCAAATCCATAAACTCACGCACGTCGTCCTCGTCCATCTCAACACGGACCTCGACGCGCTTCATTTGTCTGTCCAAAAATCAACGACCTGCTCGGTCTCGCCATCACTGACCGTAAACACGTTGGCGATGCTTTCAGGGTCACGTTGAATCTTTAACGCTTCTTGGGCCGCTTCTTCGGCACTATCCGCTTCGATTTCTATTTGCCAGGTAACCAAGTATTCGCTCATGCCAACCTCAACCGCTTTACGGCTTCTTGCACAAGCGCGTAGTTTTCGTCGGACATTCCCCACCATTCTTGCCAATCAAAATTGCTGCAATCCGGGCCGATCTCGGTGTCCAACACATCCAAGATCAACTTCAGAATCTCTGCGTCAGTCATACCCGCACCTCACTTCAACGATTCATAAGTTGTCATTTCCGCGGCTAGTTCAAGACGCACGACCTCGGCTTGCAGTTTACGGCGCTCGGCACGTAAGAAGTCGAGCTCTTCTTCAAGTATCGGCATTGCCTCACTCAGGCCAATAATGTCGGCCAATTCGTCCGCAGCCGCTTCAAACAACTCGCGTTCTTTTTCCGACTTCGAAATAGCGGACAACCGTAAAGCAGCCCGATAGGCTGCTTGGTCACGTTCTTGGGAATCTAATTGTTTTTTCATTCACATTTCTCCTAAATAAGTTGTTGTTAGGTTTTTTTGACCTTGTAACAGCCGCCAACGACATCGTCCGATAACGGATGGGGGTTCATGTAGGGTTCGACACCCTCTGCCCACATGTACGTTTCGCCAAAATAAATTACTTCTTCTGCGTCAAAACCATAACGATCAGATAGCTGGATCATCTTCTCTTCTGAGATGTTCTCTAAATAACCGTCTTGATAGTTGGGCGAGTCAGAAAACCAAATTGTGTAAGCTGCTTGTTCCATTCACATTTCTCCGTTGGGGGGTAAGCGAGATTACGGGATGTTGCATACAGATGCAAGCCCATAAAAAAGGGGCCGAAGCCCCTTATTAGTAATGCCACGCGTGGTGATTAAAAAAATCCACAATGCCTTCTTTCGTCGCTGGGAACTCGCACGTGTGCTTTTCCACTTCGTATTCTCGACCGAGATCTTCTTCGCGTTGGACGTACTGTGCGCGTTCTCTTGCGGTCGGGAAGACCAACACGTAGCTCTCGCCCCCTTCATTGCACTTAAACCTGGCTAGATATAATTTCATTCACTTCTCCTGATAGAACAGCCCGCCACGCTGCTTGGATTTTTAGGCGTTCTTATATTATCGCATATCATTATGCAAAAAGGCTGAAGGAAGTATGGAGATATATGGGAGATCTTATACGGGGTGTTACGAAAGGTAACGGGTGTTACTTCAAGTAGCACGGGTCACGGCTCGGGGGACAAAAAACGGCTTCATAGATAGAGTTTCTCGAGCAAAATACTTTTTTGAAAAAAAATAAATTTTCAAAATGCCGGTACGGGCGGTACAGCGGTACAGTTCGGCTCCAGCCCTTGTCGCATAAGGCTTTCAGCCGTACCACTGCCCGTACCACTGTTTGCGCATGGTGGGACAGTTTTATAAAAAAGGGGACGTGTGTTATAGGCGTTTGAAAAAAAAGTTTTTGAAAAAAAATAAAAATGCCTGGAAAAGTCTATAACACAAAGGCGATTTACAAATGTATGGGAGTAGTCCTTGACATCGAATGACCGCCTCGTGTTAGGGTTTGTGGATGTTATGGTTATTCAAAGCAGCCAAAGCGCGTTTTGATCCTGGTGAGGACCCGTGGTTTGAGCAAGCGAAACGTCGCCGCCAATCCCGTGCCAGACTACTGGCTGAAACTAATAAAAAAAATCAAGCCTTTTACCGAGACGGGTTAAACAAAAGACACGCAGCCGTTGCAAGTGATTACGTTAGCAAGCGTTGCATTTTATATAAGAGTAGTCCTATACTAAATGAACGCTGCAAACCGCAGCGCACAACTGGGAAAAGAAAATGAACAAAACATTATTGGAACTCTGCAAGGAAACGGACAACGAGTATAAAATAGTTTGGGAAACAGACGTTATTGCTTCAAGTCCTGAGGACGCCGCAAAACAAGCATTGGCAATTCAGCGCGATCCGGAAAGCCATGCGCTGGTGTTTCACGTCCAGAATTGGAAACAAATGTGTACCGTTGATTTGATGGATAACGTGCTGAATGGCGAGGTCGTATGAATTTGTCACCACTTGCGTTTGACGCATACAAACAACAACTAACCGAAGCGGGCATAGCTGACACCCGTCACGACGATTTATGTCGGGCTTTGGACAAACTACACTCGGCATTCTGTGACCTGGATACGCATAACCGGCGGTTGTTCGCTGAGTTTATCGGCGATAAAACTTTGATTGATTCGCTTCGGCATTTTGCGGAGTCCAATCCGTTCGCAAATTCCGATTTTTGAAACTGCCAGGATCGAATAGCCCGCTTTGATGCGGGCTTTTTTTTGGGCTTGTTTTTTATATACGCGACGTCTTATACTGTTGGCACGCTGTAAACCGCAGCGCATAACGGAGTAACGAAAATGAAAGACGACCTGAAAGACCTAATCAGCGAGAAGCTAACAGGCGATGAAACCTTTACCCATCATTGGGAGCTATACGAGCACCTGGACTATGACGGCTCTATACATGAGCTTATCGACTCAAGCATTGACATCTACTACCACGAGATTCGTCGGTGGGCTGTTGATAACTGGCCTTATGTAGAAGACGCAATCAACGAAGGGCTAACCGAGGGCTGTACCGACTACCACAAGCTAATTCAGTGGGGCCAGTACATGCAGCTATCTGAGGAAGCGCGGGATGCGGTCGAAGAATTGTTCACTGAATTAGACGGTGAACTGTTTAACGTTGAGGTGACAGCATGAATATGACAGTACCCACGCAAACGGAAACCCACACGCTGACCATCAGCGCCTTCCACTGGCAGGCGCTCGCGCTCTTTGTAGATCCAAAAGACGTGCGCTACCACATAAACGGAGTCAATATCAGCGCCCACCACTTAACTGCTACTAACGGCCATGTTTTATTGTGTTTAGAGCACGGCCACGACTTTGGCGACTTTTTGCCTAAGCACGGCATTACAGTGGAATTGTTCAAAGCAGGGACTAAGCGTGTCGACGGTAAAGATCCGACGGTATCGCTTACTATTAGCGAGCCAGGCGGCACTAACTACGGGAAAGTGCAAGCCACTTGTACCGCATCCCCTGGCGTAGTGCAGAACCTTGAAGTGCGAATGCAGGACTACCCAGACTATGAGCGCGTTATACCTACGCATGACGACAACGACACTTTGAGCCATGCAAACTACGTCGACGCCAAATACTTGGAGCTAATAGGCAAAGCGGGCGTTTTGTTGTCAAAGGGTGCGGGCCGTATGACCATGCCGATGAACATTTGCGGCCCTGAAAATAGCGCCATGCTTGTGACGTTTAGAGATCTGCCGCAAGCGCGAGCCGTAGTAATGCCGCTACAGTTAAACGCTCGTTAGAGTTGCATCCTGGTGAATTAGCCCGCCATAGTGCGGGCTTTTTTTTGCTTGCGATATATATAGGGGTACTCTTATACTTGCGTCAACGCTGTAACCCGCAGCGCACAACTGAGATAGAAATATGGAAAACGAAACTATTCACGAAACACAACCCGAAACCGAAACGGTTATAACGGTAGGCGATACTGTAACGCTGAACGCAAAAATAGCAGACCTAGAAGCAAACCTTCGCACAGCGCAACACAAAATTGAGCAACAAGAAAAATGGCTTGATAAGCATAGAAAACGCAATGAACAACTTTGCGAGGCGATCTTGCCGGTTATAGAGCATAAGATTCATTTCATTGTCGACAATGCGGTGCAAGATCAATTAGAGGACTTTGATATTTCACAGCACAGTTACTTCGACACCGCAGTCTGTGAAGTTCTCAGAGACTACGACTTTAGCGATGTTATCGAAGAGGCCGTCGCCGATATCGATCTCGATTATAAAGTAGCTGAGGTCATCAACAACGGCGAATTTCGCTTTACTCGGTAGGGGGTGCGCAATGGATCTAAACGAAATAACAATAACGCCTGAGCAGTCTTCGGCACTGGTGCGCATCTTCGAGCGTCACGTACGCGACAGCCACGATCTGACGTTTCGTAACCTGGGCTTTTTAGATTGGGTGGACCGGGACGTCGTGGCTTTACACTATGACGACTGTCTGTTAGCGGTTGTGCCAGGGATGCACATTGGGATCGAGCGCGACGGCTACGCTCACACTTAGACCATCCGTCGATCTGTAAGCAAGCCCGCCCAGTGCGGGCTTTTTTATCTGCTACAACCGGTAAAAGATGATGAAAACCCAAGATAAAAATTTTATGAGCAAAAAACGCCTCGAGACAGCTAAGGACTCTTTTGTTGCTGGCGGTCGATTGATATTGAGCGGTGGGGACCACTCGCTACGATTGCCTATTGCCACCTGGTGCGCGTTTTGTTTGTTCGCTCTCGAGGAAACGGATTAAGCTAGGTGTGGGTTGTGGTTCTTATGCGTTTACTCTTATACTCCGCGAACGCTGTAACCCGCAGCGCAACAACAGGAAATAGAAACAATGGACAAAGTGATACACATTCGACCCGCTAAACTGCTACTTAGTTGGCAATACGACCCCCGCAAAGCCTACGACCAGTTGTACAACTTCGACGATCAAGACGACAAAGAACGGTGGCTTGAGGAAGCGTGCGGTATTATTCCGGACTTTTTCGAGCGTGCGTTGTCGGTAGACCCGTTTGTTGATATCGAATCAATCGCTGAAACAATGGACAAACTCTACGGGTTTGGTGGGTTCCAGCAGTATCCCTTAGACGGCGAGGTTAACGCCCAGGGGACTTACGTTAGTGAATATGATGACGATCCGCACCTCGAGCCATACATTGCATTCACAAGCCTGGACCCGTCACGCACGAACGTCGAAATGTTTGTGTACCCTTACGGGTATGTCGGTTTACGCGACAGTAACGGCGCGACCAAAGCAGCGAGGTTCGACTAGTTAACCGCTTGGTCAATCGAATTAGCCCGCTTTGATGCGGGCTTTTTTTGGTTCTTATTTACCGGTTAAACCTACCGGGAAGGGCGGGCCGTCTTCCAGGTTCAAACGTACGGGGTCCAAGATCCGCGACTCGCGATTTGTTTGCCATAGTCAAAACCTATCGAAAACCGGCCCCCGGAGCTCCGATCTGGGCCGAGCCCGGGCCGATCTGCCCCCAATTTGGCCGTCATTGATAGGCTGCGGCTATCGATCCCCTGCCCCTGGCCCCCGGCCCCTGGTCCGCGATCCGTAAGCAACCGTGCAACCTTTCCGCAGTTGGAAGTTATAAAAAGACTTCCAGGACGTGACCCAGTGCCCCCGGCCCCCGGCCCCCGGCCCCTGGCTCCGGGTCCCCCGGACAATCGAGGCATAGCGCGATCCCCGGCCCGAGCGTCGCGAGCCGCGATCCGCCGCGCACGGCGCGTGCGTGGGCTACGTGTACAGGTGTAGGTTTTACGCAAACAATTCACAGTAAAAACGAACCAAGATCCGTGACCCTTTAACTGTGATAAAAAAGTGCTATATTTGCGCCCCAAGTCCACTTTGGTATGGGATTTGATGCATGGCTAAAGAAGCCGGGAAAGTTGAAACGCGGGGTCGTCCGCGAGTGTCCGAAAACACGCGTTTGACCGGTAAGCAAATTAAGTTTGTCGAATTGGTTGCGACGCGAGAGGGGCAGGACACGCTCCGTAATCTAGCCGCCGAGGCGGGATTCAGTGTGAAGGGTGCGCATACTCGTGCGTATGAGATGTTGAACCCGCAAAAATCGCCGCATATTGTGAAGGCGTTGCGTGAGCGGCGGCGCGAGTTGGCTGAAAAGTATGAAGTAACGTATGCCCGTCACATTCGAGATTTGCAGAATATCCGTGACACGGCTTTGGCAGCCGGTGCGTACAGTGCTGCGGTGCAGGCGGAGAAAGCACGGGGCTTGGCCCAGGGTGACATATACGTGAACAAGAGCGAGATTCGTCATGGGTCGATTGACCAGATGTCGAAGGAAGAGGTCGTAAAGGCTTTGAACGAACTGAA